GAAGAAGGCTTGCTTCTCCTTGGTGCCCTGCTTCATAGCCGACCACTCCTGGACGATTTCTTCGTCGGTCTTGGTGGCGACAGCGCCTTCAGCGTGGCTGATTTCGACGGGCTCAACGCCGGCAGAGGCAACGATCTCGGCGGCCTGTGCACCAGCACTCTTCTGGTTAGCAGCAATACGGGCCACATCTTCGCTGGCCTTCTTGGAGAGGGCTTCAGCAGCGGCCAACTTCTCTGCGAGTTCCTTATTAGCGGAAGCAAGCGAAGTAAAAGCGGTTTCCTTCTCGGTGGCGACAGCAGTCAGTTCAGCCACTTTGGCTTCGAGTGCGTTGATAAGGCCAGCCTTGGCTTCAACCTCTGCGGTCTTGCCGGTGAAGGCTTCCTTGAGGTCGGTGTAGAGCTTTTCGAGGGTCATCTTGTTTTTAGCCAAGTGTCAATAATCAGCCCTTGCCGTCCGTATCAACGGGGGGGCAAGAATCGTTAGGAATATCCTTGGGCATCTCTTCATCTTCGTCCTCATCTTCATCGGATTTCTTACCCTTCTTTTTCTTCTTCAAATCCTTGATGGGTTCTACTTCTTCCTTTTCGCCCTGTTCTGGGCTGACGTCCGCGGCATAGGAACCAGCCGATTCAACGGCCGGCTCCTGGCGCTCAAGGTTGGCGTAGACGTCCGCACCGATGTGCTTGAGTAGATCGTCGAGGGTGTCTTTGATACCCGTTACAAGCATCTTGGCTGCAGCCTTACGGCCAGACCAGCATTGCCCCTGCATATCCTCGTCCTTGGCTAGGGTGCGCTTACGCTTAACGTGGGAAATAAACCATACGTGAGTTTCGGCCACGTCGTCTAGGAAGAGTTTTTCCTGCTCTGGGGACATCTTGGTGCCTGGGTAGCCAGCACCCTTAGCCCAGCCGGACTTGAGCAACTTCATCTCGTAGCCTTCTTCGGCGTACGCCTTGGACTCGTCGAGCACAGGGATGTATACGCCGATGGAGCCAACGGTCGAGGAACCGCTGACATAGACTTCATCGCATTGGCTCATCAGCCACATCGAGCCGGAGCACGACTGGGAGCACGTCCAACCGATGGTGCGCTTCTTAGCGTTGAAGATGCGGTTGGCTAGTTCTGGGACGCCCGTGACGGTGCCGCCAGGGCTGTTAAAGTCGAACAGGATGGTCTTGATGTTCGGGTCACGCTCGGCTTCCTCAAGCATCTCTTCGACGTCTTCTACGTCGATACAGCCCATAAGTTTTTCGAGCTCCGTGAGTTCGGAACCGATGACGCCGCGGACGGGGATGATGGCTAGGGAGCCTGCCTTGATAAGCTCTGGGGGCTCGCCGAAGATCATCTCGAGCATATCCTCGAGGTCGTCGCCAGCCTTACGGGAAGCGGGGTCGAAGGCGGTGACCTTGTCGATGTATGCCCTGGCCTTATGCCCTTCGATTAGGATGGGAGTAAGACTAGCGAAAGCGTTTTGGATGTTGCTCATTGGTTATTCGTCCGCTGGGGTTGCGGTCTTGGGTTTTACGTTGGGGTCGTCTACGCTGACTTTCACCTCTTCGCCGTCGTCCATATACGACATTTGGTCGCCTGGAGGTTCGTCGGAGAAGGATGCGTTGACGTCGGCGATGTTTAAATTTTGCGGCTTGTAGATAGCCGAAGGCTGAATCTTGTACTCGTCGGCCAGTTCCTTGATGTACGCCTTTTCGGCCGCATTCTCGCGGAGCTTTTCCTTCGGGTCGTCGCCGTTCTCCAGGTGGAAGTCCGTAATGGACTTGATGCCCGTTTCGATATCGAGGCGGGTCTGCTGAGCGTCTCGGCCGGCATCGACGGTAACGCGGCGAGGGGTCGTCCACGTCACTTGCATAAACGTATTGATGGGGGGCAGTTTCCCCTCCTTGATTGCCTTGCCGATGACGTAACCCCACACAGGGGTTAGGAAGCGCTGGATGAGCACCGACTGACGGTGCTGGAACTTGCGGTCAGCCTTGGCTACCACGAACCTCATAGTAACTCCCCCTGCCTTGGTGGGATCGTGCACAAATTCGTACGGTAGAACCCCTGCGAGCGAATCGCGGATTAGGTGCTCGATGAAGCCCGTGAACGTGGCGTTGGGGCGATTGGACTCGAAGGACTCCAACTTCTCGCCTGGAGCAAGGGCAATGGTTTTGCCGCCGAGGAACGTGGATGCCTCGTTGGGGTCGGTAAGACCGTTGTTGCCGTAGTCCTGCGGACGCATCCCGAAGGCTTCAAAGTCAGACTGGCTGCCGTCGAACTGTGCGTTTTCGCGGTTGATCGTGCGTACGACGTCCGTGTTGGTTTTAACTGCGACCTTCTCAAGCGAGATGATTTCCAGCATATCAATCAGATTATTGATTGAGTGCTGAAGGGGGCTGTAAGCACGGGCGCCAGAGGCCAGCTCGGGCTCGTACAGGTGAAGCATTGCATTTGCCGGCACGCGGCGGCTGGAGCCGTCCGAGCGGATTACATTATAATATTCGGGAGCACCGTATGGGCCAAAGAGGATTCCGTCCACCATGCCGGGGGGCGGGGACTCAGACGAAGGGTTGCCGACCTTGTGCGACTCGATGACCTGTAGTTTCGGCATCCCGTCTTTGCCCTTGGTCTTGACCACGAACACTTCGCCGTCTCGGTCAATGAGGCGGCAGATGATGTGCTGAATCTCGAAGAACGAATAGCGGCCAGTAATGTCGGTTGCTCGGGAGCCCCACTTCTTGAAGTAGGATTCGGCCATATCATCCCACGCATCGCTGCCGGATTGAGCCTGCACTTTGATGCCCGAACCGACTGAGTACATCGCAATATCGGCGATGACCTGTCGGATAAGCCCCGCATTGAGTTCCAACCAGCGCATCCGGCGGGTCGTCTCCATGCGGTCGAAGACCGTCATAGTCTTCTTAAAGTCTTGCGGCCAAGACGACCAGATCCAGCTCCGCTTATTGCTGAACTTCGCGGACTCGAAGTTTGAGAAGATGCCAGGGCCGGTCGAAGCCTGCTGCTTGAGGGCAGGGTTCACCTGGACGCCAGGGGCAATCTTCGGGATTTTAGACGCCCTACTGGAGGGCTTCTTAGGGGTCTTTACTTTGCGCATTAGAGGCCACGGAAATTGTTCAGCATATTAATGACCCGCGTCTTATCAATCGCACCATAGCGTTGGGGGTCTTTCACTTGCAGAGCATAGCGTGCCTCGAGCAGGGTCGTTTGAATGGTCATCGGAAACTCCTTGGTCACCGAGGTGCCAGAGTCCGAGTATTCCATCATAGTCTTGCCCTGCTTGAGCAAAATGACGGCGGTAGCCACGATATCCTCGATATCGGAGATTTCTAAAATAAGAAAAATGCCTTGGGCACGAGCCATCTTGTTTTTAGCCCGATGTAAAGGGGGCTGACCGCATCACGACCATGCTATCACCAGAGCCACCAATGACGCCCCTAACCGAGATGCGGCCAGCCTTGCGCCGATTAGAGTATCCTAAATCGACACGTCAAGGGGATTCTGTCGATTCCTTGACTGGCTTCTCATCCTCCGGCGTAGGGGTCGCACCGCGGTTCTTACCCTTACCGATGAGCTTGGCCATCATTGCCGGCAGGATTCCCATGACCTCGCAATCCCACAAGTGATTTGCACGGTCGCCAACGGGCACCCAGATCGGCGTGCCGGCGTTGTTCTTAGTGCGGTGCTCGGACTGCATCTGCTTGCGGTACTCGTCACCCGCGTCCTCGGGATAGGTGTGGTGGCCTGCACGACGTAGGCGGGATAGGGAATCCTTAAAGACCAAGTTCGAGAAGACGTACAGCTTGCACGACTGGGCACCGACTTGGATGACCTTGGCCCGCTGGTAGGGTCGGTAAGCGACCTTGATGCCGTAGGGCGTCTGGACACGCCAAGCAAACTCATTCTGACCCGAACCCTTGGTGGCGTTCCAACCGAAGCGGGCGCACAGGCGGTAGACCGAATCCGTGTTCGGGCCGTCACCCGAGTCAAGGAACGTGAAGAAGTTGGCCACCTCGTACTTGACCTGGACATCCCGCAACTGGTCGTCCGTTTCGACGTAGCCCCAGTAGACCATTCGGCTTTTGCCGTCCGATGACCAAGAGCGTACTACAACGTAGTACCCCTTGCGCTGCACGTCCACTTGCATAAACCGCAGGCGGGCAAATATCTTCGCCTTGCGGTGGTCGTCGGTGATAGGTGCCGACTCCAGCTTGCCGTCCACCATTGCCCCCTCGTCCACCCATACGTCCGCAAGGCGATACCCGCTCGGCATAATCTCGCCACCGCCGTCGTCCGGCTCATCGCTCCAGGATACTGCTAGACGCTTCTGCTTGAACTCGATTCGACTCGTCTCGTCCCCGTGCTCATCGAAAGCCTTCTTCGCCATAATGGCTTCCTCCGCGAGCGATCCCCACGACATACCCCATTGACCACAGAGGGCGTTCCAATGGAAGCCTACCATACCTTTCGGTGCGCTTGTGTTCATTGGCACAAACTCTCCCTTGTTGTTCATCTCCGTGCGGACTACGAAGGAGTCATCGTGCATATGGCCACAGGACTTGCACTTGTACTTCACGCCGGCCTTGACCTTATCCACATCCCAGCCGTCCCCACCCTTGGCACCCTCTGGGTAGATTAATTGGTCGAACTCATAACCCTGCTGGGCGTCACAGGCCAAGCATCGGAACATCCACTCGCGG